GGGTCCTACAGGTAAGCACGTCGCAAATCCAAATGCTCCGACTGAAACGTCCGCTAACGCATTTATTATTCTAGAGAAACCGAAATACAAAACGATGATTGAAGTACGAAATGCTGTTACAAATGACGAAACCGGTAATGATAATCCCATTTCTTTATCCACGTCTCTTGATATACTTGCTGTGTATATCAAGGGACAAAAATTATTGTATACCGAAGCGAAAGTATATTGCGAGCAACAGTTGAATATGCTTATGTTACCTGCTATTTTCATATCGGCACTTTGTACTCTTCTAAGTCTTGCGCTTCAAGCACAACCATCTGGTCCATATATTGTATCTGGATTCACCGCCGTCAATTCATTTATTCTAGCTCTCATTTCTTATCTGAAACTTGATGCGAAAGCGGAAGCCCATAAAACAAGCGCATATCAATACGATAAGATACGAACAATCTGCGAATTTAATTCAGGTAAAATTATGTTTTTTTTAAAGAACGAAAGTTTTGAAACAATTGAGAAACGAATTTCAGGTATCGTAGATGAAATTCAAAAGAAAGTAGAAGAAATTAAAGATACGAATAAATTTATCTTACCCCAACATATCCGCTTTAATTTTAATATTTTATATACCCAAAATCTCTTTTCGGATGTAAAAGCGCTACAACTTCATGAATTATTATTACTTACCGATTTGAAACGTATTGAAAATGATATAATAGATATTGAAGCACGTATAAAATGTATTGAAACTGAAAAAGTACGTTATGATGCTGTAGAATTACAGAAGAATATAAAATATAGATGGGATAGACGAGGTGAACGAGATGTACTAAGAAAACGTATTATCGCTCATAGGAAAAAATATCTTAATCTAGAAGCCGTGTTTCAGAAGGAAATCAATAAATTTATGCTTATGGCAACTGAAACACGCTGTTGTAATTTGTGTTCATGGCTAAAGACGTAAATTGTACAATCGGTGGGGGTGTAATTGGCTTAAGAGGTAGCCGTTTTGGATAATTTAAGATGCCTGCGATTTCGAACAAAGAGTTGGCGGATAAGTTGGAAAACGGGATTTTTACTGAAACGGCATGTAGCGCCGACGTACATTCTATCTACCCTTTGGGGCATGTGATGTGGGCTGGACGAACCGACTTTCAGGAAGTGGTGATTGCCGAATCGCCGACCTATGGTCGTGTTCTCTTTTTGGATGGTGAACTTCAGTCATCGTCGTCCGATGAGGCGATTTACCACGAACATCTCGTTCATCCTTTGCTTGCTGCGATGGCTGGAACTCCTAACAAAAAGGTACTGGTCGTGGGTGGTGGCGAAGGGGCGACGGTGCGCGAAGTGCTGCGCTGGTCGGCGGACGCTGTGGCGACCGTGGATTGGGTGGATATTGACAGGGACCTTGTTTCTTTGTGTAATAAGTATTTGGGGTGGGCAGATGAGTCGGTCCGCAACGATTCGCGTCTGATGTTTTGCCCTGATGATATCAATTCGTTTTTGGACCGTACATCTGGACTCTATGATGCGATTATTCTGGATTTGCCGGACCCTGATGTAGAAATGCTGGACGAAGCGGGCGGTGATGCCGATTTACTCTATGGTCCAAATTTTCGTGCGCGTATTATGTCACATTTGGCGGTCGGTGGCGGGATTGTGACCCACTGCGGTCCGATTCGCCCTGGTGCCGATGAGGTTTCCTGTCGTGAGGGAATGGTATGGATGCGGGAACAGTTATTTTTTGGTATGGAGATATTTCCCTACCATTGTTCTATTCCGTCGTTTCAGGGTGAATGGGGATTTATGATGAACAGGGCTCCTATGGATCTGCCGCAGTTTCCTGAGGGGTTACGTGTAATGGACCGTGAGGTTGAGAATCTCGCATTTACTTGGCCGAAATACTGGACCAACCTGTGATAATGGGCATTATTTATACACCGAAGCGAGAGCGTGAATTGCTAAAGTCGTTATTAATCTGCGTAGCATCCAGTATTGTATTAAATACATGTATGTATCCGAGCTGCGCATTCATTGGGTAAGCTCCGCCTGTGTAAGCTCCCACATTGACCGTTTTGTTTGTACCAATATTTGATACTGTTGTTGTAGTTGCCATTGCGGCTGGTACACCGTTCAAGAAAAAGATAACCTGGGCATTTGCTTGATCAAACACATAGCCAAAGTGTTGCCATACATTAAGTGAAATTATATTGAGTACGGAACTATTATCATTTCCAACTGAACCGTTTCCTGCCTGCATTTCTAAATTTAGATTTTGGGTTAGGTAAGAATTCCACTGCATTTTAAAACCACTTGGTGCAACGTTAGGTCCCACATTTGTAAACAGACCGCAAAAATTTGCCTGAGTACGAGGATATACCCAGGCACACACGCTAATTGCGTTACCAAGATTAATAGTTGGGAAATTAACATACGAACCGAATGTTCCGGCAAAGTCTAGCACACCACTCTTTGTGGCGGCAACATATATTATTCCAGCAGAATATCAGGCATCGGTGCAAAGGGCTGTGAGTCTGGTACAATATCCACCCACTGCGGCGCACTGTCGGCGTCATAGTCTACATCGGCGGAGAACTGGATATGTGCGTTATTATCGGCGTAGTAGAGCCAATTACTATTGTAAAGAGTCCAGAGAGTCTCTGGTGTGGCTATCTCGCCATTCATTGCCATATTACCGAGACGAATCTGGTATTCATCGCACGCAAAGAGTGTGGCAAGAGATGTGACGACATCGGCTGTATCGGGCTGGACGAACCACTCGTCACCGATACAGATAAGAAGTTGACGATCTGTTGGGCGCCAATGGACGTCCATAATCTCGTTATTCCATGTCTCAATCTGTGCGAGCTGAATAATATTTACGTTATCAAACGCATCGGTAGGAGGAGGAGGGATATTAATGCTGTAGAAATCCATTTGGAAGGAGTTGAAAGAGTAGAAGGAGTGGGAGGAAAGGGTTGGAAAGAGGAGGGCGTCATTTACTTTCTCAGTCATATATCCTTCAATTTTTTCACCCATCGTAAAAAATTGACTCAATAACGGTTCTACAATAATTAGGCATCTCGCCTTCTTCATTATGCCCGTCTTTACGACCTTTTATTCAATCCCCATTCCTGAGCCATTGATTAAGGGGCTACAACAGCTAGCACAGTTCTCTACGCCCGAAGGCATCTTTGATGTATTCTGGGTGCCGAAGATGGATCAAGTCGTTATTCGCTACGGCAACGACTGGTACATTCAGCCCAATGCCCGTATTGAAGACTCCCTCAGTACACTTATCTGTTGTAATACCTATGACCTCCACGCCAATGGACTCTTCCTATTTGACCGTGAATACCGTCACGGAAAGGCTGCCGATGAATACATGGAGAAGAAGCTTCTAGAGTGCGAGTGGTCCGATTACGCCCACGATAAGATGGTATTTCAGGCAAACATTGACGTTGACGGTCTAGAATATGATACTTGGGACAGCGTAGAATAAAAATAGTTGGTGAAGTAGATGGGTAATTTTTTACCCTCTATTTATCGTAATACAATGTGTTGTGTAAATGTTACTACTAGAAAGGCGTGTTGGGAACGAGAACTAACTGTTCAAGAACTATATGCGGGACCATATCATCATATCGCTACAACTATAACAAAAAAAGTCGTAAAAGACAACACTCCTGCCAATGAGATGGAATTTGACAGTACTGTTGATGTGTATGCGCCCGTTGATACAGATAGAATGTTACAAGAAGCACATTTTGATACGATTATGAGAGCCCAAGGAATACAATTGAATTAATCTTCCTTTGCTTCATTTGTTGGCTTTTGCTCTTCCTCTGATTCAGGTTCAACGTCCTTCTCCGCTTCATCCGTATTCACAAACTCCGCCTTCTCTTCATCATACGTTTCAGGTTTGCGATTTAGAAACCTCACAACTTCTTCAAGAATATTATGTAGATTCTCAACTTGGTCCTTGAGATCACGAATCTTATCGTTCTTATTATCTGATACAAAGTTGTAGAAGTAAAATCGTAGAATATTCATACATAGAGACATCGTTGAGAACATAATAAAGTATTCTGTAAAATTATAGATAGCATTTGCGGTAGAGTAGTCTAGAAGATGTAGAGTCGACATAATGGGGAAGTGACAATGTATAAAGGCGGACAGTTTTCGTCAATTTTTATCTTTTCCTTATTAAGTAGACGATTTGTAATCTACTGGAACATTTACAGGCTCTATCGCATTTTATTAAACACGGTGTAAAAATTGAACTTATTTTTGTTACTACGTAAAACGTACCAACAAAATGGCATCTATTACTCGCATGTCTAACTCTCTACTTCGTATTACCGGTACTTCGCTTGGAATTTGGAAATATTCACGCATCATTCCTATTAGTTCTATTATGTATATTAATGTATTCAACCGAGCTCTTGATATTCATTATACTCATAAACGATCTCATGATTCCCTGTTATTTCTAACAAATGAGGAGCGAGATGCGGCGATTTCCGCCGTTGAGGGGCGCATTGTAGAGAAACCGGTATCAATGGTGAGGGATTATCCACCTATGGAGTAGATTTACGCCAATCGGCGGGTCTTATTCTTGCGCGTCTTTTTTGACTTTCGGCTTAATCTATTCGCAACACGCTTGTACTCATTCACGTTTGCCTTATTTTCAGGAAACGCGAATCGCTTGCCCGTGATACCTGTGACCATTTTAGGCTTCGCGCCATTCCGCAATAATAGTTTCTTAATGGCTTTGTATGGTGCTGCCTGTTCTGGTGACGTGGAGTTCGCAATAAATACATCCGCCATGCCACGAGCCGTCTTATTTTCAATAATAGGATGTATTACATCATCGCTTTTGTATTCCATATCATTACCTAATTGTAAGACGAGTTCCACCATTTCAGGGTTGCCGCTAAAGACCGCCGCTTGAAGCGGAGTCATATACGTGAATGTTCCACTATTATATGGGTGAACGTATTCCTTTAATATTTCGTGGTAGTCATTCTTCATACGTGGAGCAAGTTTTACTGGAAACTCAACATCTACAATCTGCCGGTAGGCGGCGATATCACCATTGCCAATCGCATGTATCATACGATTTAACGCATTTTCAATATCAATTGTAATCTGCGGCTTTTGAGGAATAGTTGAGCGACTCGCACTGGGTCGGGACGATGAAAGCGCGTAAAAAGCCGCCATACTCTATCTTATATGTTGTTTTTTATACGGGTATAGTGTTTAGAGAAGATGTATCCGTCCAAATAGATGATACTAAGAGTGCTTTCTCTTTGACTTGTGCTAGTGTAAAATCTTTCTTAAAGATGTTACATGCTCCGCAACACGGCTTCACATTATCTAGAGTATATTCACGTTTAGTATTATCTACTCTATCAAGCCCAATACCTTTTTTACTACTAAATCCGCAAAGATAACACGGTTTCTTAATAATTGTATACCATTCGTCCTTTGTAATATGAAACGGAAGTTTTCTAGTTTCTTCAGAGTTTTTCTTATAGTTAGCCCAACTATTTGATGTAGTATTTATATAATATTGCTTCCATTTTTTATAAAAGCCTGCCGGTGGGATATTAAACCCGCTAATAATCTTACAAAGTTCAATAAAGAACAACGGATGATATACATATTTCATCATATTACATGTTTCACAACAAGGCACACAATTGTCTTTTTCATATCCTTTGCGATTATCCAGACGATCTATACCATTTATTTCATCATCTTTAAAATATTGGCAATAATGACATTGAGATAATACAAGTTGTTTAAAATCATCAAACTGAAGTCCTATTGTATAATTGCGAATCTTAGCACTCCTTATGTAATCTTTGTAATATATTTCTAAATTTCTAAAATGTTCATTTTTATAATTACGAATTCTACCACTTCGCTTACTATCTTGTACGGCATTATATTCATTACAAGATTTACAAATTTTACTAGACTTATTATATCTTGTTTTGAATTGTTCATAATCTTTTCCACAGTTTACGCATAATTGCTTTGTTGCTGTAGATATATGTTCTAAAGCATTATGTAATTCAACACGCTCTTGGCGAACTTTTTTTTCTTTTGTATAAGACTTTTCTCTACATATATCGCACGTTGTATAACCTTCCTTACATACAGTAAAACATCCTCTATCTATATCACAGTAACGGATACCTTTCTCTTTCTCTTCATCACGATATGTATCTCTGCTGTGTTTCTTACAATACTTATCACCTGTAGTTTTGAATTTACATCCATCATGACTACACTCCGTAGTCTTTTTACATATCTTCTTCTTACAATCTAGGCAAGAACCCTTGAGTATAAGAATGGCATCGCATCCACGAAAGAAGAATCGGCAGGGAATCTTACCTTCTTTCAGTAGTTGTTCGTGCCGAAAATTACGCTGATGCCGACCACAGTATCCGTTATCGGATGGTGGAAAATGGCATGAAAGTCTCTTCCTGGAACCCTCTAAGACTATAGCTTTACATGTCTCCATTTATTAAATGCGGACATTAGAAAATTTAGTTTTATTCAAATTTTTTGTCCTACTGTATTTTCCAAAAAAAACAGAAAATAAAAAATTTTGTACTGTAAATACAGTACGTTTAGTTGCTGTAAGCAAGTCCACCCATACCGGACATGATGCGGAGAACGTTGTAGTTGACGGCGTAGATGCGGACCTGCGCTGTGTTATATGTGTTGACCGTGTTGTTGGAGAGGGTGAGGAGGAGTGTGGCGTTATCAATACGCGAGAAGTTGCAGCTGCCGGATGGCTGGTGCTCTTCGGGCTTGAGGGCGAACGAGTAGACGTTGATGCCGACCGCGGGGATGTTGGTGTGGTGCTGGTAAGGCTGGACCAAGTTGAAGTAGCGACCCTCGCGCTCCGAGAAACGGTCGTGTCCGTTGAGCTGGATCTTGGCGGTGACGACAGGGTTGTAGCCAGCCATGCCCTCCACGCGGGTGACGGAGTAACCGGACTCGAGGACCGAGCGATCCCACCAGTCGGAGTAGTTGAATGGCTGCTGTCCCTTCCAAGGGTTGACGACTGTGGGGTCGCAGCTGACGAACGAGTCGCGCTGGACAACCCATACAAGCTCCTTTGTGGGGTGGTTGAAGTTCATCTTGATCTTGTTGGCAGATGAGGTGACCGACTCGCCGCCCGTGAACTGGAGCTGCTCAATGAGGTACTCGTGGGAGACCTGGGCGAAGCGGCGGCGCTCATCGGTATCGAGGTAGATGTAGTCTACGTAGAGGGAGGCGGAGACGAGACCGGCGGCGGCAATGCGCTGCTGGATAGGGTAAGAGGTGTTCTGGACAGAGACACCGCCGACCGTGGATGTGGCATAGTCCCACTCGAGGTTCTGGAGGGGGTTGAACTCGAGCCAGATCTTGACTTCGTGGTACTGGAGAGCAATGAGAGGGAGAGCCAAGCCAGGGTTGCGGTTGAACCAGAACTGGAAGGGAATGTAGAGTGTGTACTCAGGGGCGCAGTTGCGGACCTCCTGGGAGGCGTGGGGCTCGCCAGTGCCGCACCAGTTGTCGCAGCCCTCACCGCCCTGTACGAGGAGGTTGGTGAGCTGGGGTACGTTGCCTACCATCTCGGCGTAGCCGGCCTGGAGACCTGGCTGCTGGGTGAGCTCGTTCCAGATCTGGAGCCAGTCACCGTAGTGCTTGTCAATCTGCTGACCACCGATTTCAACGTATACGTTGTTGATGAGGTTGTGGCCAACCCAGTTGAGCCAGCGGAACTGGGCACCTGAGCCGTCAGACGCCTGGAGCTGGACCTGGGGGAGTGTGCACTGGAGGTATACACGGTGGATCAAGTCACCGTTACGGGAGATTGTGCACTGTACCTTCTTGCCGAAGTTCGCCGAGCCGTTGAACGTCTGCTCAATGGACTCCATGGCGAAGTTTGTGTGGCGACGGTAGACGACCTTGAAGAAGGTAATCTGGGGGTTGCCTGTGAGGTAGATATCCTGCGCACCGTAGGCGACGAGCTGCATTAAACCACCGGAGCCCATTGTTGTTTATACCTGAGCCCGAGAAAAAAATTTTCGGGCTCCGGGAAGATTTCGGCAGAAATTCCTGCCCGCAGAGCGTTACGGTCTAAACCCATATTTTTGCTTTTCTTAATATAAGTGGTACCATGTCTCAGCCCTTATCGTTAGATAACCTATTGAAACCAATGGGTGAGGTGGAGCCTGCCGCTCCCAGAATACCAAAGACACTAGAGCCCGCTAAAACTCTAGAATCTTTCCATACACAACAAATCCAAAAGATTCGTGAGGAGAAGACAAATCTTCCGAGGTTGCGTTTAGAACTGGCGGCAAAAAAGGAGAAACTCGCTGCCGTTGAGCAGCAATTCTTACAACCAAGTGCTTTAACAAATGCTAACGATGTATTAATCCTGGCGTCCAGACAAAAATTAGAAGATGAAGTCATTGCCCTGGAAAAGACAATTCAACAATTGGAGAACGGTACCGCCGAAGCCGATTATTTCTTACGTGTCGGTGATATTCTCTTTTCCTATAGCGACGCCCAAGAACGTATTGCGGGCGGCGAACGACCCGCCGAAGTTGTAGCAAAGGGTAAGATGCCGGCAAACAGCGTCTATTCATATTTTACCGCCGAAGTTGACGATAAATCCACAAAGACGAACGATTTAATACCTGAAGTACAAAAAGCATCGGCGATTACAAACACCATTGGATTTAAGCGTGATAAGGCACTGGAATCGTACTTGACCGCGCTCAATCCTACCGCAATTCAGCACGAAAATAGTATCGCCTCGTCAATTACGGAAAACTTTGGAAACTGTGCCGTTTGTGAATCCGAAATGTTATTTAACGAAACCTTTTTGGACTGCCCTCAATGTGGATACCGTGACTATGTTCTGGTTGATTCTGAGAAGCCGTCCTACAAGGACCCGCCGCGCGAAATGTCGTATTACGCCTATAAGAAAATTAATCACTTGAACGAATGGCTGGCGCAATTCCAAGCAAAAGAAACTACCGAAATATCGCCTGCCATTCTGGACCAAATCAAACAGGAACTCCGTAAGGAACGTATTACCGACATGAGCAAACTCAAACCTTCCAAGTTGAAGGATGTAATTAAAAAGTTAAAGTTAAATCGCTGCTACGACCATGTTGCGCATATTCTCAATCGCCTCAACGGTATTTCCGCCCCCGTATTATCACGAGAAGTGGAAGAGAAACTTCGGTATATGTTTAAGGAAATCCAATTTAGTTTCGTGAAACATTGTCCTAAGAAGCGCTCCAACTTCTTATCGTATTCTTTCGTACTTTATAAATTCTGTGAACTGCTGGAATTAGACGATTATCTACCGTGCTTTCCTTTGCTCAAAAGTCGTGAAAAACTCTATATGCAGGATAAGATTTGGCAGAAAATTTGCGAAGATATGGGATGGGAGTTTATCCGAACTGTTTAAGAATATTTGAGTATAAACGATTGAATTCATGATTGTAAATCACTACATATATTTCTTGAAATCTATCAGGATATTTTTTCGCTTCTTCTATTGCGATTTTATGCGCTTTTTTAGCGGCTTCACAACATACGGGTATTAATATATTAATATCCGTACGTAATTGGTGTTTATAGGTTATGTCCATTGGTGAATACCTAGAGATTCGTAATAACTTTTATCGTCTAATTTAACGGGCTGTTGCTGTTGCTTTTGCTTTTGCTGGGGCTTTGGCGGCTCCGTTAAAAACATATTTCTCATTCCTTTGATTGGTATAATATTCCCGTAACCGAGTGTATCTAGAATATACTCAAAGAGCACCTTATTTTCGTGGTTTGACTCAAACAGAATTGTAGGATAATTGTTTTGTTTGATAGTCTGGACAGCACCCTTGAGAACATTAAGTTCATTATCCTCTACGTCCATCTTAATAAATCCGATATTCTGGAAATTATATGAATCTAGCGTTCGTACTTCTACCTGCTCTTGTGCGAGAACCGGATCGGTAAATGGTTGTAGAGACGACCCTCCGCCATCCTGACTACGAATATTAAGTGTTTGGGTTCCCACTTGGTCTGGGGCTCCCAAAGCAACATTATAGGCAGTTACATTTTTAGCATCGGAAAGGGCAATAGATCCGCAGAGTGCGTAATACGTCATCTTCTGTGGCTCAAAACTATGAACCTTGTTTGTATACATAGAAAGAGCAATAGAATAGGTTCCGGTATGCGCACCAATATCTAACATAGACGTATTTTTACAGAACTGCCGACACCAATCAATCAACGCTTTTTCAAAGAGTCCATGGTCTGCGTAATATGAGAGATTGTTGGCAGGTAAAATATAGACCGTTTGGGTATTTGGATACATAAGTTGATTCCTAGAATCGTTTGCTGTATCATCTGTATGTTGCTTGGCGAGTATAAAATACTTCGTTGACATTGTCTTACGATTAGGTCTAAATCTTGCTCTAAATAGAGACCCTATCTACGATGCCCGTCTATGTCGGATTTGACATGGGTATTCGCAATCTGGCGTATTGTGTCATTGAACACGGTATTTCCGGTGAATGGTCCGTAATCGCCTGGGACAATATCGATTTACTTGAAGGGGGCGAGACCGCCCAAACCGCCAAATCGTGTACTGGCTGTGGCTCTGGAGCAAAGTGGATTTGTGTCGGCGATGGGACGAAATGGTGTAAGGGATGTGCGACCGGTGTTCGTGTGAAGAAGGCTGCGGTTGCGAAGCCATCGCTACCTTGCTTACCGTGCGCCCTCGGTGCCAAAGAACTCAAAGCGTTGGCGACTGGACGTGGGGTTGCCGATGTCAAAAAGATGAAAAAGGGCGACCTGGTGGCATGGGCTGAAAAGGAGTACCTAGTACCCTGGAAACCGGTCAAGACAATGTCGGTTGGTCTAGATACGATTCGGCGTGCCATGAATACCTGGCTTTCGTCTGTGCTTCTAACAATGAGTCGTGCTGCTGTCATTCGGCTGGAGAATCAGCCGGCGATGAAAAATCCTACTATGAAATCGGTTCAAATTATGCTCTATACTCTTTTGGCGCATCGATTGGAAACGGAGCATTCTTGGACCGGTGGAATTGAATTCGTCCATGCCTGTGTCAAATCCCGAGGAGTGGATTATACCGATATCAGCGGTGCGTCTGGGGAATATAAGGCGCGTAAGGACGGTGCCGAAGCCGATGTGGCTGGGCTGTTGGCGAAGGGGGGAGAGGGGGCGAGGGTTTGGAGGGAGTTCTTTGCCGGTCGGTCCAAGAAGTCCGATTTAGCCGATGCGTTTCTTATGGCGTACCGACGTAGCTGAGCCACTCCTCTCTCATTAACTCTTTGAAGGCGATAAAATCCATATCCGAATCCGGCATATACTGGTGTTTTACACCGTTGTCGCCCAGGTAATCAAAATAATCGTAATGGGCATCATCATCCTCGTTATACATATAGCATTGTATCGTTATACATGGCTCTGTGTTAGCTGCGAGATTCGTGAGTCGGTGAGTTTGATTGAGGGTTGGGCTAATCCACGTCACCTCATCCTTCATGAAATTTTCGGTGGCAAACGGCTCAACCGAGTCTTTTTGGTCGCAGAGAAAGGGGAACAATTCCACCTGAATGGAACTGTGGAGAACACGAATGACCGCGTTCGCTGCGGAATGGCTGTGAATCGGTGAATAGTGTCCCACCGGCCAAATCTCCATAACATACGGTACACCAGGAGATTCGCCGCTGTTCTGTCCCATAGTAATACGTAAGTAGGTTTCTAGGGGACGGGGCTCTTTGCTAAATTCCGTAGCCTTTTCTGCGAGTCGCTTGTAGCACCAGCCGTTAGGATTGTTGATACTCTGTTTGATGGCATCGGAGAAATTAGGAAATTCTTGGTCGTTTAAGAGAAAATTCTTGCCCACAATACAATCGTACAACTTTTGTGCCATCGGTGACAAATTCGCCTTCGGTAAGAAGGCGCCCGAGGCGATATCACGCATCGTCAAATCATCGGTATCTTTGACTCTGAGTGGCACATCGGATGTTATCGGATCACGTAGAAGTCTCAGTGGCTTAACTGTATCAGTAGCAAATTCAACAAGAGTTAAACTTTCTAAAAAAGAGAGTACATCCTCCTTGAAGGTATATTTATAAATAACTGTATCCAATCGGGGCTCACCAACACCGCCATATAATGTTTTATTATGAGTATCAAGGCTGAACCAATAATAGGCTCCACTCTTATTGATTAATCCTCTAGTATTCTCTTTATCAATCAGTTCCTTCGGCTCCGAGGATGATACAATAAACACACGAACTTTATGTTCAATAAATTCAATACCCAATCCGTGTGTTTTTTCTTTATTTTTCAGAAAAAATATACAAGGCGTTTTGTTATCAGTACTTTCAAACAAAACAACGCCCTGTCCGTGTACTAGGAGAGGAATTACTGAAAATGCTCTTAAATCTTTGAGACTGCGAAATTTGGCGGGCATCGTCGATCTATATTAAGGGTTCGGATATGCGTTTGGGAATCTAAAACGAAGACAAAGGAGGTAAAAGAAGGAAACTATGAGCGGTCCTACGATTCGTATTTCCGATGGTGGATCGTTCCCCGAAATCTCGGCTAGCCAGGACCTGGGTCGTTCGCTTGATGTCAGCCAAAACGACTTTGACCTAAATTTACTCGGAAATCAGCGCAAGATTGCGGGTTCTATGAGTCGTCCGGCGTCTCCGGCAGCCGACTTGAAGCCCGTAGATGATATTGAATTTGTAAGCCTTGATGATACAAATGTTACATTTGATGTGAAGCCATCCGGTGGTGGTGACAATATTCGCATTATGCGTGATACAAGCCCTTCCGCTCCCATGAGCGGTGGCGGCGGCTCTGAGCCTTTCCGTCTCGGCAGCTCCGCTCCTACCATGA